GGTGGGGCGCGATAGCTAACTTGGGGAAGGAGAGTAAAGCTATCTTAGTGCGCCCCGTTGATTGGTTATTAACTGGTTAGGCTATTATATCCCCGTTTTTAAATACTTTTGCCATTTTTAGGCCTTGCGGTGAGACAAGTACCCAATCGCCGTTTTTTTCTTGGTGCGAGCGGGTGCGACAAGGATATTCTATTTCGCCTATTAGTCCATAGTGTTCGCGCATATGATTGGTGTATTTAAATTGCGCTATATCGTATGACATTATCTATTCCCCCAATAATTAACGATTAGCCATAGTATTAAGACTATGACTAACCATATTAAAAAACCAATACCAAAGATGAAGCCGAGTGTTTCAATCATTTAAACCTCTTGGCTTTCCATGGGTGAGATATGCCTACATCCACAATGCGGGCAATCGTCATCTACTTGGCAATCCCAATAATCTTGCCAAGCGTATTCGCATTTTGGACATTCGTAATAGTTTAGCCAAGTCATTGCTATTTGTTCATTCATTGTTGCTCTCCTTTATTTCTAATGTAAAACATCTTTGCTTTTCATCTTCGCTTATTGCTTTTAGGTTTTTGGGTTTATTCCTATAAACATTTATATCATCAATAATCCCGTGAAATTCATCTATCACCACATATACTATGCTCATAATTTACCCCCGTTATATGATTCCTGGATAATTACATCATTCTTGCGCTTATCCTCGTAAGTTTTAACAATCTTTCCGCATGGATAGGTTAAGAGCCAATAGTCTTTACCAAAGTTCTTGCTCATGCTTGGTATGTTTTCCCTTTCGCTGTTTAGTAAGCGTCTAGCTTCTTCGATCATTTCTTTATGCTGTGTCATGTTTCCCCCATTTGTTTATAAGTTTCAATATCAGCTTTTATATTGTTATTTTTATAATGTTTTTTTAAAAGATTTATTATGTATTTTTTAGTTTCCTCATAATCATTCTCTGTCAAATATGAATAAGAATATAAAAAATCATCTTTATCGCATATCAACATATCTGATATTTTATGAAGCTCATCTGCAAAATGTATTCCCTTGCTCATGTTTCCCCCATTGGTAAATTTAAAAATTTATCTATTCTATGTTCATCAAGCGATATAAAGCGCAAGATTTCTTCTTGTTGTCTGTGTGTTAGATCGTCAAAGTCTTGTATATACTTTGCTGGATTGTCGAATAGATCGCGCAAATATTTAATTATTTCGCGCCTAGCAAATTGTTTAGGCGTTAGATTATTTATTTTCATCTTCGCTTTCCTCTTTTTTATAGGCACATATTACAAAGTTATATCCCTCTGCATCTGTGTCTAAGTCTAGTAAGTCAGTTAAGACATCTAATACATTTACTTTATGGCTCTCTGCAAAGTCCACGCCGAACCAAACACCATTCGGTACTACAGTCCAGTTATTTTTTTCTAGTTCTTTTTTAGTTATCATGCTTCCCCCTTGGTTTTATAAGTTTTTAAAATGGTTTTGACTTTGTTTACTAAGTCCTGATAATTTTTTGCGCTGTAGCCGTTAGCCTTGAATAGTTCCAAGGCTTGCGGATTGATTAGCGGGTTATCGTCAGTGTGCGCCAAAAAGAAGTTTAATAACTCTAATTCTTGGCGGTTAATCTTTGGCTTGTTGAAGTTGTATCTAGTAACGCTCATATTATGCCCCCTTGTAGTTAAAATAATCTTCAGCATTACCAACACAATCAATGCCAATTATGATGTCGTCATGCTCCATAAATTGATCGTGAATACAAATATCTTTACCAATTAAATCTTTTGGTTTTTGTAGCCATTCATATTCGTCAAATTCAAAGAAATTCCATACTTTGCAATCTATGTCATACATAGCTTTATTAAAGTCGCTATCATAATCATTGTCAGAAAACTTAATAAAATCATCTGAAAATTTATCATTACCTAGGGCAACCAATAAACCGCCCCCGCCATTTGTTTCACATTCTATAACTTGGGTTTTAATTACTTTATCCATTAGATCACCCACGATATAAGAGTTAACAAGGATGCAAAGAATAATATTATTATTATATTTTCGGTAATTGTCCGCGCTTGGTTAGTCCAGTGTTGCGGTTTTCTTGGCTTGTGTAATTTGTGCGCAAAGTCTTTCATTATTTCCCCCTTAATAGTTGAATGAGTTTATCGTGCAATATGTCGATTTCTTTTGGGTTTAATTGATCGTTTATAGTTTCTTCATAATTATCTATAGGGATACTGGTTGAAGAGTAACTGTTAACGCTGTTAATAATATGAGCCAATAAGCCTAGTTCTTTTTTATTTAATTGCATTTAAGCCACCTCTAATAGATCGTTATTATCAATTCGATAACAGATAGTTTCATAAATCTCTTCTACTGAATAATCTATAAATCTATTTCTGTATTCAAAGTCATCATCAATATAACTGTGTACGCTAACCTCTATGAGACTATGGTGAACAGTTATAAACATGAAATAATCCTTATACTCTTTTTGGTATTCTTTAATTATCATCTATGCCACCTCTTGATCTTGGTTGTCTTGTAGCCATTTGTAGCCAGCTTCTAACAGTCTAGAATAAATAGCATATTGTAATTTTCCAATAATCCCCGAATCTGATTCTAGTTCTTCAGCTTCGCCTATCAAGTACATATCAGACTGTACAGTCTCTAATACATCATAGTTATATATTGGAATCCATCCATCCGCGTATTCATTTATTAAATCCTCGGGATATGATGAATTTAATATTTCTTCTTTGTTGTCGTTTAGTTCTTCAATTAGATTTTGCTCTAATGTGTAGATATGGTTTTCTTTACTCATTTTTTACTCTCCTTAAAAGTAAGTTAGTTATACCACGAAAGGCGCATATAAAACGCGCCTAGGTGGTTATGGGGGTTGTTAGATGGTATGCCCGTATTTAATCCAAGAATCATTAGTTAAAATATTATTTTCTTCTAATAACTTTGCTAAATCTTCAAGATCAATCTTAAACATTCTTCTAGCGTCACCAATTGAATAATCAAAATATCTTGTTTTATGCCTTGCTACTTCTTCCCCGTCTTTGTTGTCAATATATCCAAAGATTGTAAATGAGCCATCAAAGTGTTTTTCAACACCGCCCGATAAGTATGCTTCTAAGTTCTTTGTTTTCATTTTTTACTCTCCATAAGTAGTTAATTAATATCTATTATGCATATAAAAAGTTACTTGTACACATTTTTTCCCATATTTATTAAATTGATATTATGAGTATGCGCTCAAATCCTTTAAACTAAAGGGCATAAGGGAACAATAATTAATTAAATTAATTACTAATAAAAATGAATTATGGAACAAAAAACGCCTAAAAAAAGAGGGAGAAAGGCTTTAATTCTTACACAAGATCAAATTAATCAAGTTGAACATTTGGCAGCTCTTAATATGGGAGTGATGGATATTTGCCGTTCCCTTGGTATTTCTTGGAGTGCCTTTGATAAAAACCGCAAAAAAAAACAAGAAATAAATGACGCATTAGAGAGAGGAAAAGCAAAAGGATTAACTAGAGCAACTTCTAAACTTATGGAGAAAATAGAGGATGGAGAATTTCAAGCCATTCAGTTTTATCTGAAATCAGCCGATAAGGAAAGATGGGCGGAAAAACAAGAACATACGCATACTTTAAATTTAAGCGATATCATCACAAGCGCCAACGCTAGAATTATAGAAGCGCCAAAGGAAGCGCTAGCGCACGCGCCCGACGCGCCCGCGCTCGACATAAAACAAATAAACAAGGCTAAGAACTCATGAGAGCTTGCGCACGGGGTACTTATCTTCTCCCTTGTACTTACCCACGCGCACGGGCGCACAAAGCTCTAGCGCAACTCTCCGCGCTTCTGATAGTGCGTTCACTTTGCGCGGATGCGCGGGTGATTAGTAAATGACCCCCCCCTTAATTGTGCGGTATGTAGTATGTATATATAAACTAATGAACTAATTTTTTTTAATTTTTTTTTAAATTTTTTTTATGAAATATAAAGCCGAAGACGAGAAGAGATTAATGACCGAGCTATGGTCAGTCAACATAAAAGACGATCCATTAAACTTTGTTAAGTTTGCTTTCCCCTGGGGAATGAAAGACACCCCCCTCGAAGACTTTAAAGGCCCGCGTAAGTGGCAGGAAAAAATTTTACGAGAAATGACAATCCATATTGCTAGAAATGGCACTAGGGATTTACCAGAGATGTTTAGAATGGCTGTGGCTTCAGGTCGTGGTATTGGTAAATCTGCTTTGGTTTCATGGATTATTCTTTGGATGTTA